TCCACCTGTGTATCCTTGAATTTTAGGTACAAAGAAGAATAATTTACCGATTGGTAAATTCATTGCTTGTACAGATACGATTTCATTCGCTAATAATTTAGAGAATACTCTTCTTACGATAGGGAAAACAACAGTTTCGAACGCTCCGTTAGAACCTTCACCTGTAGCTTCGTTTATCAAGAAAGACGCTTGGTTCTCATATAACTGAGCTACGTTTTCTCTCATATGTCCTTTAAGACCTTCTAGGAATCCTAATTTATCCCATTTGTTGATTGTGTCTTCTTTAATAACTTTAAGGTGTTTTAACCCGATGTTACCAACTAGACCTGATTCTAATAATGCTCCCATTTTTTTTGGTTTTTATTAATTTTAATTTATTTTTATTTTATTTTTGTCATTAAATCTTTCATTCTCAAGAACTGTGGATTCTCATATGTTTTAGATTCAATTAAGTTAACTGCTCCTGTTGAAGGTGATTTTGCAATTGTTCTTTCGATTGACTCGTTCATAGTTTGAGTTTTAGCTCCTACTGATAATTCATTTTTAACAACTTGATATAAATTTTTAGATTCTTTAATAGTTTCAACACCATCAAATCTTCTTAAAATGTTAATTTTTTCTTGTTTTGATGTTGAGTGTTCAGTGAACAAACGTGTAGCGTAAGCTAAGTTTGAGTTGAATACTGCAACCTCGTTTAATTTACTTCTAAAAACATTAAGTGCTTTTCTGTATTCTTCATTCTTCTCTCTAAGAATTTGTAATTCTTTGTTTGAAGCATTTTCTTTAATAGCAGTATTAAAACTTGAGTGAGCTCTTGGTTTTGGTAAACCACCTTTTCTAAAATTAGACCCCGCACCTAAAGTACGAACCGCCTCTTTTGTTTCAGCTTTTTTAACAACAGGTTTTTCAAATCCTTCTTTAGATTCTACTTTTTTAACCATTTTGTTATTACCAAGTTTACTTCCGGCATTTTCACCTTCTTTGTATTCGAATTTTGCTTTACCTGTTCCGACAGATTTAGGAGCTTCTTTCATTTTAGTTTTGAAACCTGTTCCTAAGTTAGGAGATTTGTCATATTTGAATTTAGACGCATTCCCCATACCAACACCTTTAGCTTTAACAGACATTTTTTTAGACTCCATAACAGGGTCTTCAACTTGTTCCGTATCAAGATATTCAGAATCTATTTCTTCTTCCATATCAATATATTCAGAATCAATTTCTTCTTCTAATTCTTCGTCATCCATTTGGATTTCATAAACGATTGAATCATCTTCTTCGTCAAACTCATTAAATGCGAATTCACTTTCTTCATCATTGTCATCAGAAAACATTCTGTCAACAATATCTTCGATAGTTTCTCCACCCATAGTGTCGTCTTCTTCCATTTCGTCCCAAGACTCTTCCATATCAACCATTCCAAAGTCATCGCCTTCTTCTTGTTCACCAACAATCATATACTCTTTTCCAGTTTCTTCATCTTTAAGGTGAGTGTTTCCTTTGTCGTCTTTTGTTACAACAATGTTATCATCCGGTCCCATAAGTTGAAATACTCTTAGTACTTCATCGTCGTCAGCGTCAGTTAAGTCGATAGTGTCTTCTTCGTCGTCCATATCTTCTTCGTCATCGAAGTCCATATCTTCTTCGTCGTCACCATCTTCTTCGGTGTCGTCCATATCATCAGTATCCATTTCATCACCTTCTTCGTCTGAATCATCACCCATATCAATATCGGCAATATCATCAGAACCCATAGGGTCTTCCATTTCAACGTCATCCGTTTCAATCTCATCATCATCTTGTTCTGATAAAGATTCTTTTACTAGGTCTTTGATTTCTTGTTTCATTGTAGAAGCAAGTATTCCTTTTGCATTTTCAGCTACCGCTTCTTCCAAATTTTTCATTTGGATGATAGCCTCTTCAACTAAAGATTTTTCTTTTGCCATTGTTTTTATATAGTTTTAATATATAAATATCTCCCAATATGAAAAAAGTTTAAATTAAACTTAAATCACATCAGGTTTTTTATACATTAATAAATATCTTCATAAATAAAAAAGCATAAAAAAAGAGGACAATGTGTCCTCTTTTGTTTAATAATTAAAATTTAATTACTCAATTACTTCATCGATTTTACTCTCAACAATTGCCGTGATTCTCCACTCCATTGTGTAATGTTCGAAAACTTTAGTAACTTTCGCCTCAACGTCAGTAGGGTTATAACCACTTACTAATTTTTCTTCTCTCATTTTTTTAATCTTTCCTGATGCCTCATCAACTGAGTCTAAGGTTACTTTTGCAATAAAATACTTTTCTTCCATTTTTTGTTATTAATTTAGTATCCCAAATAATCGTTTAATTTTTTCATTAAGTCAAGCGATTTATTTCCGGAATCTCCAACGTGTCTTTCAACACTCATTTTTTTCTCTTCTTCTAAGTTCTCATCATATAGATGTTTGTCGTCTTTATTTAAGAATAGATACGCTCCCGGAGTTGAAGGTGAAGATACTAAGTCAAAACAGATTAATTCAAAATCGTCTTGAACTTCGTTTTGTTCCCCAATTTTTTTAAGAGAACCTACACCTCTTGAGGATATCCCTAACGTAACACCTTGTCTAAGGTAGTTAGCGGCTAAATCCCCTTTGGTTGATACGATACCTCTTTCGTGGTAACCTGGTGAGGTAAGAAGTTTTATCTTACCCATTAGTACATTTCCTTCCCACCATACTTCAGTGATTGAGTGAGACACTCTATCTAAATCTATAAGAGATGATTCCGGGTGATTTAACTCGGATAGGGCGGTACCCTTTTTAATCATTTTTTTATAGTTTTCAGCCTCTCTTTTTAATATACGTTCAGGGTATGTTCTACCATTTCTATTTGGGGTATTATATTTTTGTAATACAGCATAGAATTCAAATGGTTTAGAGTGGTCTAACATATCGTTAGATTCTCTAATTAAAGTTTCGTTACGAGTATCATTTGGGTTAACATACCCTGCATCGTACTCAACTAATATACCTTTTCCTGATTCACTTGGTTGTAATATTCTTAAATTCATTTTGAATGTTTTATTTATAAATATTAAACATTCTCGGTTTGTAGCGATTCTTCTATTAATTTGCTCTTTTTGGTTAGGTAAAAATTAAAATTTTCATTATTTAAAAAATTATCTTTAAAAATTTGTTGTGTTATTTCTTGTAGTGATTCTTTGATTTCATTTCCTTTAAAATCCAAATCTTCTTGGATTACATAAAAATTTATTTCAAGATTCATAAATGATTTTTTATTTATGTTTAGTCCGCTGGACCTTAAATCTAAATCTACAATAAATTTTTCATCAAAAATTTTTTTGTTTATTGACTCATAAATTGAGTGTTTGATACTTCTACTTAGGTTAAGGACTGTCCTTGTCCAATTATCACATTCATAAATTGGTTCGACCCAAGTTTGTATGTTTAAGTAGAGAGATTTGAGAGTGATTGAGTCTACCGTCCCATAAACAATTTTAGCTGTTTTGAATCCGTATAGCAGAGAAGTTTTCCCTTTTTTCATTAAATTTCATATTTTCCCGTTTATTTTTAAAAAGAATAGGTATTTTTACGGGAAATGTCAAAACTTTTTTGTAATAGGGAGATATATGTATTATATGATAATAGTAAAACTAAATAACACCGTAACGATTGAAAGAGCGTTAAAACTTTATAAAAGTAAAGTTATTAAGACTCGTCAAAGTGGGGAACTTTTTAAAAGAAAGGAATTTGTTAAGAAGTCTGTTATTAAGAGAAATGAACTTTCTAAGGCTAAGTATGTCCAAAAAAAGTTCAAGTCTGATAATGATTAAAGATTCTCTTTAAGATTCTTAAGTTTGAAATACGTAAGTTTATCGTATTTTTCAGAAATCACTTTTGATATAGTTTCATCAATTCTTGTTTGCATTGAATTATCAGTGCTAGCATTTTTCATTTCTGTTAGTTTTGTAACCACACCTTCTTTAAGTGTGTTATATTTGTCATTCAATGTTGAGTCATCTTCCGATAATAAAGATATTAATTCTTTTTTATCAGATTCGTTTAAACCATCAATATAATTTTTAATTGTTTTGTTTGCAACACTTACCATTGTTGATAACGGTAAATCAATTCCTTCAGTTTTTGTTATTGGTAATTTTTTTAAAGATTCCGAAATAACTTTTCTACTTTTAATTTTTGATTCAATAGTTAAAACATCGCTAGAAAATAATGTATCGATATCCGTATAGTTATTCTCTACTTTTTTATTTCCTACCCAAGCATTTAATTGATTAACATCTGATTGTTTTAATTTATTTACGGTATTCTCGTAAATTTTAATACACTCATTGATATAATCATTACAATAAGATTCACTTAAAGATTTTGGAGAACTTAGTTCATCGTATAAATAAAACAATTTACTAATGTTTTTATTTTCTATAACAAGTTTCTTAAATGTTTTTAATTCGTTTTTGAATGTGTCGTTAGCGTATGATTCTAACAATACATTTTCTATCTTTGTTTTTAATAAACCAAAATTTTTCATATCTAATTTTTATTATAAATATCTAATCTTTTAGAAGTTTACTTAATTGGGCTTCAATATCCCCTAAAGAATTTTTTCCTTTGGATAAATCAATGAATGATTCATCTTCTGTTAATGTTGAACTCTCAACTAAAATTTTTAAATTATCTCTTTTAAATGATTCCGGTGTAACTCCGGCTTCACCTCCCGGTTCAGGTCCAGGTGCTGGTTCAGGTGCTCCACCCAATTCAGGTTCTCCACCCATTTCAGGTCCACCTAAATCTTCCATTCCTCCTCCGAAGCCTCCGCCGCCTCCGGCAGGTGGTGGTGGGGATGATGGTGCTGCTCCACCCGCAGTTGTACCTGACGGTGCGTTTCCATATAATTTATCAATGTTATCAAAGATACCTGTATGTGTTATTATGGTAGCCGTATTCACTAATTCAGCACCAACAGCCATTTCAATTCTTTGTTGTTGTAAGTCAAGTTTAATTTCCTCATCTGAGAATCCTAAAATATGTTTCTTAGCCCACGATACAGATACCGGAGCGATTCCCGCAATTGCCGCTACACCTTGTTGGTATAACGCAATTTTTTCTTTCCAAAGTTCAATTTTTAATAAGTCCGCTTGTGACGATGGGTTTGTTAACGCTAGTGTAAAGTTTGATAACTCATCTTCGAAACCTAATAAAAATAAATGTATGATTGCAATTTTGTTTAATTCAGCAATCATAGATTTTTGAATTTTATTGATTGTTCTTGCAAAACGAATATCCATTAAAGATAAATTTTTACCATCACCAGCAGTTTCTTCAAAACCTAAAAATGCTTTAGGAACTCTAAGTGCGGTTAATAATTTCTTTTGGATATATTCTATATCGGCAATCTCTGCTAAATTTTGAGCTCCCGGTAACGTTTCAATTGGCATCGTTGCCGCTGGGTCACGTACAGGAATGAAATAATCTTGGTCAACCGCCATTTGATTAAATCTCATATCCACATTACCTGTTTTAGAATCAACAACTTGGTCTCTTTTGAATTTGTTAGCAACACGTTGTACATACGCCTCAACATCTTTGTCATCCATATTACCAACGAATACTTTGAATACACGTCTTTCAGGTGCTCTTGATGTTCTATAAATCAACATTGCATCCTCAGATAATAATAACTGTTTCCAAATACGTCTCGCTTTTTCTAACATTGAGGTTCCGTAAGGAAGTTTTCTATCATCACCTAATAAACGGAAGTGAGCAATTTCCCAAGAGTTGAACTCCATATCTTTTGCTTTCCATTTAAATCTTAACCCTTTGTTTTCTGCCGGTTCTTCAATGTTTGCCGATTTTGCCGCCATACCTCTTTCCAAACGTTCTATTTCAATGTTTGGTAATTGCATACAACCAACAATACCTTTATCAGAATCCAATTTTAAGTAAACAAAGTTATCACCATATTTACAAGTGTTTCTTGTCCACATAGTTAAGTTTGTATTGATATCCAACACATTGTTAAATAAATCGGCTAATATTGATTTTATTCTTTTTGATTCAGAATAGATTTGTAACATATAACCATTCTCATCAACTGTTGTTGATTCTTCACCATAAATGTCTAATGCTGCAGATATCTCAGGAGTATATTCCATTGATTCGTAATCGTAAAATGAAGCCAAACGAGTTGGTTCATAATAAACGGCTTGAGTATATAAATTACTTTCAATCTTAGTCCATTGATTAGACAGGTAATAAGTTTGTTGTGCTTGTAATTTTTCTCTTTCATATTCAGATTGAGAAGTTGTTTTTAATAACTCTTTTTTATCTAACTTATATGTTGGGTAGTCTTGATTTAATAACGAATTTGGACCAAAGGCTCTTGATAACCTCTGCCAAACCGTTAAATCATTATTTTGATTATTTTCCATATTCTAAATTTAAATATATTTTTACTTATATAAATAGTTTACTTTATTCTATATTTTGTTAAATGTAATAAACATTAAAGTTATCAAAGAGTGCGTTAACTGATGAAGTTGTTGCTCCAAAATTATAGAAATATCCAAACGAGTCTAATGTTACATTGGTATATGTTGAATTTGTGGCTGAACTAGGGGTACCATATCCTGTTGTTAATCTAGAATCTACCCAATCAACACTACCATCATTTCTAAAAGATAAAGTCCAATTATTTGTTGTTGAATCATAAGACACTTTTAAGCTTAAATAATCCCCATCCCCAAATCCTGGTGACAATGGTGTTGATAAAATTGTTGTTATATTAGCATTTGCTTGTAATCCTCCTGTGAAACTAGCTAATCTCCATTGTCTAGTTCCTGAACCACCATAAACTAATGCGTAACCATTACCATTAGTCAATACGTTACTACCATTTGATGCTAAAATAACTGCTTGACCAAAAAGACCTGAATCAAATCCATCTAAAATTGTGTTGTAATTATTCCTTACATTCACAGACCAATTGATAATTGTTGGGTTTAAGTTTAATTGAGT